AAGAACTTTCAATGTAGGCTTTCCAGGTAAGAAAGCTACGGTTCATTTTATAGGTACTAACCTAACCATAACTAAGGAGATTAAATCTTGGTGTGGAAAGGGAGGTCATAAATTTGTACAGTACCCACCATCAATAAGGCAGTCCCAGTTACATCATACTATTTGTAGTAACAGTAGACTGCCTGTTGTATTGATTAGAGGTACTGTAGTTTTCTATGAAGACATAAGTGACTACAGCACTACTAAATTGTTTGGTGCTGACTATCAACCTAAGAGGTATATGTACAAGGGTAATGAGAAAGTCATTACACTTGGTGGAATTGAGAAGAGTGTTATATTTGTTCCTAATCCTACTAAACTATGTGCTAAGGTTGAAGAGATCACATCAATATGGAGAGCACCTGCTCAACGTGCTTTACCTATAGAGAAGAGAAGGTGGTGGGATTCACAGTGGATGATCATGGATGGTATATGTTATCAGCAACAGTCTGGTATCTTTAACCTAATCTATCACTGGGATAAGAAATTAGTTGCTGACTTTACTAAGAAGACTGCTGCAAAGTATGAGAGTGTATTTGCTGGTAATGATTACCCAGATATCTTCAAGGCAATGGAAGAGAATAATGAGGACACTAGCCTCATAACTAAGTACATTGATGCAGCACTTAACGATGATTGGAAGACGATTAAGGGATCGAAGAAGAAATACCTTGACAATATTAAGGATACTGTGATATAATCCTGCTATATATAAACAGCGTTAAAAACTGTTTATGACTGAACCCGTTAAGGAGGAAGTAAAAAAGAAGGAGGAGCCGAAAGGTCCACTAGGTAAATTAAAGTCTGCTCTGTTACCAGATGCCGAAGAACAAGCGGCAATCATAAGTACAGCTGTCAGAATTACAGTACTTGCCTGGTCGGGCGGAATCTTGACGTTAAATTACGTGTCGATTCCAGGAGTACCGCAACAGAAAATTGATCCAACTTTTATAGCTTCAGTTTTTACTGGAGTTTTAGCTAGCTTCGGAATTCAGACCGCTTCTAAGAAAGGAGACGGTACTATGAAGATGGATAAGAATGGTAACGCTGTTAATGGTGGAGCACCCCCTGTTACTGCGAAGGACATAGAAGCAATCATGGCGAAAGCTAGTGCTGGTCCTGTTCAAACCATTCGTATTGAGCAAGCACCTCTTAAAATTACTACCGATTCAAAACCCCAAGAACCCTATAAAATGTAGACCCATGCAAAAAATTGTAAATGTACTTGCTATTGCGAGCTTCGCTGTATCTGGTGCCGTTGTTATTGGTGGCGTATCTGTATATGTCAATCGAGGAAAAATTATTGATAACGTCAAGTCTCAAGTCATGTCTAGTGTGGCTGGTGCACTTGGTCCAGCGATAGGTGGAGCACTACCTGATACAACTGGCCCTGCTATGGCACCATCAGCAGCACCTGCTGCAGGTCTAGGACTTCCTCAGTAATGGCAGTAGATCACTGCATAGATGCAGATGAGACAAGAGAAGAGAAACTAGAAAGAGCATTAGCTATCTTTCTAGAATCTGTTCACAAACCTGACCATGCACTTCGTGGATGTGCTCATAATCAGAAATGTTATCATGAGCTGATGATGGTACGCAATCATGTGCTAGACTACCTACATAACATGAAACGTGAGGAACTCTACCGTGAATGGGAGACTGGATAAGGTAGCAATGACAGATCGCTTAATGAAGATCAGCAATGGTCTTCATAAAAAGCACTGGTATCCTGAGTGGGATAAACGACAGAGGGGTGCCGCACAAAGAATTTTAATGAACGTCTTGGAAGTCCTTGACGAATATCATAGTTAGATGAGTGAGATACCGAACATTCATATTAATGAAATATATGTACCTAACGTCTACAGTTTGTACGTACCTCATTACTATGCCCCAACAGTAGTAGCACCAGGTCACCCTAGTGTACTACAATTCATCGGTAGACCTATAATAGATATGCCAGGGTGTGTTAGGGCACACAGGGAAGAGAATAGGAAGACAAAACGTCTACCTGAGCTGGCTGATGATGATCCCAATGATATGATGACGTTGTGTCCTGATGGATTCTATCCAACATACGATGCAATGAATTATGAACCAGAGCAATTAATAATACAGAGAGAACAGAAGGCACCTGATGTTGTGCCCCCTCCAGAACCACCAGGAACGCCTGAGACCCCTGAAACTGGTGCCATAACACCAGAAGATCCTCCTTGCCCTGGTCCTACGTCACTACGTGTTGGTGCTGTTGGTCCCAGTGAGAAAGAGAAAGTAGTTGGTCATGAATTACAAAAGAATCCACAAGGTAAACTAATCTGTGTAGAGTTGTATGAGAATATTGGACCAGTAGAACAGTACCTACCCTCTGCTCAAGTTGCTGCTACTACTGCGACGATTGCGACTGTGGCTGGGGCCAGTGCCCTACTTGCCAAACCCCTAGCTGATCTGCTGCTGAGAGTTTTTCGTCCTGCGATAAAGAAGGCTTTGACCAAGGTAAACGCAATCCTCGGAAGAAACCCTTACCGCCCGACTCAATCTGAGTTGAAGACGAATGAGTATCGGAAGAAGAAGGGGGAAGCTCCGATGAATTTTGCGAAGAGACACTCTGATCGGATAAAGGCTGAGAAGAAAGCTCAACAGAAGAAGGAGTAACTCCTTGTGGATTTGGTGTAAGACTATGGTTGTGTTGTGCTACCACTCCAGGTGGGTTAACTAATACAACGTCAGCACATACCTTAGCGTATGGTGACTTGGGATGGAACATGATACCAGCCTTCATCAATTCACCACAATTTTTTAGACGAGCTATCTCAAAGTCTAATCGTTTGTTAGCAGTTGCCTGTGCCATTGCTGCTATGTTTGTTTGAGCAGCTGTCTTACATAATTCTTGTAGTTTTTTATCTAATGGTTTAGACCATGTAGCAGAGACACCTAGAGATACATTGTAGTTCTCTGTTTGATTGGTACGAGTAGGCATATAATATAAAACATTTCCTGGGTTATCAATCTGTCCATCGTCGTCAGCATCATGCACGTCATAGACAGGATCATCATAGTATCTTTCAAAGGGACGCTTGAAAGCACCTGCTCCAGTTACATATGGAGTGACGTTCATGGTAGCACCTTGACACTGGATTCCACCACCATAGGTGTTAGTTATATACGGTCCTTGTAATACTTGTATAGCTTGGTTGGTAACTGAGCCCGAAGAGTTGGCTATGGGATTTGCAGTTGCTGATACACCACCTACGTCAGCTGCATAGGTAGGTGAGCATGTTAGTACTGCTACTGCTATTGTTGGAATATACTTGTCGTATCTGTGACGCTTGTTACGGTGGTGTTTCTTTGAATCACGGTGTGCGTCTGAAGCCCAGGTCCAGAATAATGTTCTGTGAATTGAAAGGCTGCTCCTGGAGTGCTCTGTACGAAGTTCGGTTTGTTTGCTGAGGATAGATCTAATCCAGTCCATGTTGAAGTCACACCATTAGTGGTTACATTTTGATTTGTTGTCGCATCAGGTGCAACGTTAGTGGATCCTGCTTCTAACTCAACCCCTGTCCCAGAGACAGAATAAGTCCAGCCTGTAGCATAATCCATGGAATTTATCGTCTCCGTTACGGTAGACGTTGTTTCCGTATGACTCGTCATCGAGCCTTGGGTGAAGTTAGGGACCACGGGCACTGCATGTGCGGCTGAACCGCACATAAACAGTGTCGTTATAGCTAACTTTCTAAACACCTTACCTAATTTGTAGTTCAGTTACAAATTGCCCTGTAGTATGAGTACCTGCACCACCACCAACTGCCGTTAGAACATGTGCCGATGTTATAGTACCTGTACCAGTTCCAGTACCAACAGCTGTTGCTGACTGGTTGGAGTAGTCACTAAGAGCACCTACTGCTGGAGCAGTAGTTTCAATAACGTCTCCTTGGATGAACGATTGGCTAAAAGTATATGCACCGCCAGCAGTTGTCTGGGTCGCAGTACCAAAGCTACCTTGACCTACTCCTGAAGTGTTCGTACCTAGGCCACCAACGTTACCGTCAGCAGAGTTACCACCACCAACGTCCATAGTTACACCAGAACCTGAAGCGGTATATGTTGAACCGATTCTTTCAGCTGTATTATATGCAGCTCCCGTATGCAAGTTCACACTTGATGTCATACGGTGAGTTATATCTGCGAATGCGGGACTAGTGAATCCCATTAACATAACAAGAGGAAGTAATTTTTTCATTTAATGTACACCTTACCCTGTAATATATGTATATTATTTATTCCTGTGAACTAGGTATCATATCATGAGTGCTTATACCCACTATAGGTAGGACTTATGGACGTTCGGAAGTCCACACCTATGGGACTTTACAAAACTAAATAGTTACTCGTAACAAAACTTAAAACAGGTTAAATTGATGGGCGAACTTCAAGCCGTAACAGATTCAGCATCACCATTCTTAGCAATCCTATGGGTTTTCTATCCTATGGCAGCTCTTGTATTGTTAGAACTTATTATGAGAGCAGTTAATGATGACGATGATGATGACTTCCAAGGTGGCAAGGGCATTCGCTCACAAGAACCTGTCTACGCAACAGTTCCAAGCGGCGCATAACATGTATCAAGTATTTTTCTTAGCAACAGTA